CGATGCAATCGATTTATTATTGGGTAATGGATGATTCGCAAAGATTTCCCATATCAATTTAATTGCTTTTTGGACAGGACTGCTTTCTCCGACGATATCAGAAAAAGGAGGTTGCAAGCTATTCATGTTCTCACCTCAATGGCCCGCTTTTTATTATATCACATCTCATAACGGATAGATTTTCGAACCCCGACCTGAAAATCACGATGTGCGAAACGACTCTTCAATCTTTATTGCGGTTTCTCTGTATCATCAGCCGATTCAAGCTGCAGCAATCTGTGGTCCTCCGTCAGCACCTTCATCTGACTAATAGCAATGGCGTTGAGTTTCGCCAGCCGTTCCGACTGCGATATTCCTTCATTGATGAACACGGCATTCAAGTTTTCCAAGTTTGACAGGCACACGAGCTGCGATACATTCGCATAGTCCCGGATGTTCCCCTTGAGATCCGGATGGGAATCCCGCCACTGCTTGGCCGTCATGCCGAACAGAGCCATGTTCAGAACATCAGCCTCGTTGGCATAGACCAAGGATATCTGACGGGCAGACAGTTCAGGCGGAATCAAATTCTCTTTGATGGCATCCGTATGAATGCGATAATTGATCTTGGCAAGGTTGCGCTTGATATCCCAGCCAAGCTGTTTCATTTCCTCGGTCTTGAGCCGCTCAAACTCTTTGACCAGGTAAAGTTTAAACTCCACGGAGATCCATGAGGCAAACTCAAACGCGATTTCCTT